TCAGAAAAAGAATTAGGTCTATATATCACTTATCCTAGTGATAAAGACTTAATACAACCCATCAAAGACCCGAAAGAATGGTCTGCTGGAACAACAGCAGTACATCTAGCTTGTCAAGATGTGGCGTGTAGTGAAGTGTATATGTTTGGGTTTGACATTGCTAATTATAGTGATGGTGAGCGTATAAATAACATATACAAAGGTAGTAAGTTTTATCTACCTGAAGAAGCAGAGGGACGCAATCCTCATGACTGGCGACAACAGTTATATTTGACATTTAGAGAATTTTCAAATGTTAAGTTTACCTGGGTTAATAATGATTTTAAGTTTATTGAGAAAAGTCGGATTAAAGATTGCCCTAATGTGGAATTTAAAACATACGATAACATACGATAACATAAGGAGACAATAAAATGTCACTAGATAACATAAGGTCTAAGAATAGCTTAGACAAACTACTTGGTGCTGTTGCTTCAGAGAAAGCACCCACTGAGAAAAAATCATACACAGATGAGAGAATATGGAAAGGCGAGTTAGATAAGTCTGGCAACGGATATGCTGTACTTAGATTCTTACCTGCTATTCATGGTGAGGAATTGCCATGGGTAAAAATGTATTCTCATGCATTTCAAGGCCCAACTGGTCAATGGTATATTGAAAACTCAAGAACTACTATTAATCAGAAAGACCCTGTGTCTGAGTATAATTCTAAACTATGGAATACAGGTTTAGAATCTGACAAAGAAATAGCAAGAAAACAAAAGAGAAAGTTATCATACTACTCTAATGTTTATGTTGTTTCTGACCCTAAACACCCAGAGAACGAAGGTAAGGTTTTCTTATACAAATATGGTAAGAAAATTTATGATAAACTTTTGGCTGCAATGCAACCAGAGTTTCAAGATGAGTCACCGATTAATCCTTTTGACCCATTTACTGGTGCTAACTTCAAGTTGAAGATTAGAAAAGTAGATGGTTATTGGAACTACGATAAATCGGAATTTGAAGCACCTTCAAAACTATCTGAGGATGAGTCAAAAGTGGAAGAGATATGTCAAAAGTCATATGCTCTATCTGAATTTTCACAATCTACTAACTTCAAGTCTTATGAAGAACTTGCTAAGAGAATGGATATTGTGTTATCAGGTACCACTAAAGTAGGGAATGTGCAAGAGTCCCTTGAGAATGAGGTAAAATCACCTGATTCGAATCCTCAAAAAGAGGCGAAGTCTGCACCAACAGTTAAGGCACAAGATGTAGTGGGGTCAGACGATGACGACACTATGAGTTATTTTGAAAAACTTGCAAATAGTTAAAAAATAACCCTTGACAACATCGATGACATATGTTATTCTAACCTTAATACAAATGAAAGGAAAGATAACATATGTTGTCATTTTTTAATATCATGAAGAAAGGAAACTATATCATGGCTAGAACTAAAACTTCTAAAACTACAAAGATCAGAAATCTTTTTAATAAAGGTAATGATGTGACTTGGAAATCTCTAAGAAACACATTTGATCTTAAATCACCTGCTGCAATGGTAGGAAAATTAAGGAACGAAGGTATGATGATTTACGAAAACAGATCATCTAAAGGCGTTTCTTACAGAGTTGGTACACCATCTAAAGCGATTATCGCTGCAGGTATCAACAAAGTATTCGGTAAGCAAGTTGCTTATTCTGCGTAATACTGATTAATACTTAATATTAAGGGGCGGCTTTTTAGTCGCCCTTTTTTTTATATGTTTAACTGGTTTGAAAAATTAGTAGGATATTGTTTATTAGGTTATATAGGTTATGTAATAGTCTGTATGATACTAGGAACTTTTAATATTATATAGCGAATGAGGTTCCACAACCACAAGAACTTGTGGCTTTTGGATTGTTAAATTTAAACATAGATTCAAAATCATCATAACTATAATCTAATTCTAAACCCATTAGATATAATTCATAATCTCTACTTACTACTAATACATCATCAATTACAGCATCTGTACGTTGTTCTTCATTAGTATAAGACCATTGATATTCAAAACCAGCACAACCACCACCTTTAACATCAAGTCTAACAAACTTGTTATTATTCTTTTCACTTAACTCTTTTAATCTTTTGTATGCGTTGTCTGATAGTTTTATCATTTAGGTTCATCCCCACGAACTACAACTTTACCTTTTGGAATTGATTTTTCTCTAACAATAGAACCATCTGTCTTTTTAGAAATAGGATGTGAATCTTTATTACATGTCATAACGATTTCATGTTTATTATTAACTGTACTAAAGATATGTCTTGCAGCTGTAATTAAATACTTACCTGATTCTAATTCATCAAGAAAACCATTATCTTTGGCAGTTAAATCTGGTTTAGTAAAAGTAATTGTATCACCACACGCAAGAGCTGTGTGTCCGTTTACTTTCATATTACGACTAAGTGTCGTTGCTAATTCAACCATTTTACCTTTTAGAAATTGAACTGAGTCTTTTTCTGTAGTTGGAGTATAACTATAACTTTCAGTTTGTGAATTGTAATGTAGTGGATCGCCACCTGTGTCTTTATCTACTTGATAAGGAACTAAATGAATATTTGTATCTGGGTAATCTGAAATTCTAGAACCATCTTCTTCAATCGGAGAATCATTATATATTGGTTTATCTTTTTCACCACCTTCAATTCTATCAAACTTTTTATAGTCATCAAAGTAATTATGATCTTTTGTAGTTATTTCTTTATTAAAAATATCTACTGTTCTTAGTTTGTTTGCTAAAAGACCACTAACAATATTCTTTAACATATCTGAATTATTATTTGAATCGTCTGCTATAACAGTACGAAACTCTTTTTCAATATCTTTTACTTTTGAACCAACATCTTGTAATTGACCAGGGTCACCTAAATTAAATTCTGCTTTAGTATCTTGATTGTATAAACTCTGTAATGTTCTAAAATGATAACCATTAGTATTTTCAAAGAAAAGATAAAAAGGACTTTGTGTATCAATAGATACTGCTTCTTCCATAAGAGATTGTATAAATTGAAATGGATGTACATTTGGTACAACATATTTTCTTATACCACTAGACTCCTCAATGTATAATTTTTTGCCAGTATTAATACTATAATCACTTTTCATAAGTGTTTCAAATATTTCACTTGGACTACCAGTTAAACTTTTAGATATTCTTTTTCTTAAATTAGTTAATGCCTCAGGTGACATAAAAGATAATTCAAATACTTCAGAGTTTGTTGATGCATCATTTCTCGCACCAATTTTATATACAGAGAACACATTATCTGTAAAATCAAAACATTTTTCAGCATCATTGCTTTCAAATCCTGGTGTGACTATTTTTAATCTAAGATAATCTTGACCTAAAATTTGTGTATTAGTTATTAAACTATTTGTGTCAAAACAAAGAATAGAACCTTTTAATGCATTAGAATAAATGTCTTCAAATATATTGATTTCTAGAATGGATGAACTAAGATTAATTGTTAACCCTGCTGATGTGATTAATTCACACTTCTCAATTACAAATTGACCTGCATACTGTACCGTACTCATTTTAAATTACCGTTTCTGATATTTTTTCTTTAAATTCTGCAACAAACTGATCTACATATCTAGGGTCTAGTAGTTTAATCTTTCTTTTTTCATCTTGTAACGCTTCTTCATATTCATAGTTAGTCACAGCAGTTGAACTTGGATATAAAGTGTTTGATGTACCAACATCTATTTTAGTTGTAGTATGACCAGACTCTTGACTAATTTCATAATGATGAACTGCATTAACACTTTCAACACCATACTTATCTTTTAAGTATAAATCAAATTGTTGTTGTGTCATTGGCCAATCATGGTATCTGTCTTTTACTTTATTAAATAGTAAAACAACCCAATGTAAATTTATGTCACCATATAATTTGTGTGCGATCATTTCTGGTGTCTCACCTTCTTTAACATCGTAAGTATCAAAGACGGATGTATTTTCTTGTATTTTTGTTCTTACTACAACTCTTCTTAAAATATTAGTGACATCTTTTAGATTACCATTACCTTCAGAGTCGTATGGTATAACAGGAAAGTTTGAAAAATATGACATTAGTATCCCTCGAATATTCTTTCTTTAGTAATTAATTCCATTTCTGAGAACTCTAGTGTACACTGAGTTTCAACAGGTGGCGCACCTTCTTCATTAGGAGTAAATGTTCTATATCTATCACCACCATAAGTGACAGTAATATTTTCTAATACACATGTTGATATTTTTTGTAAGTATTGGTTTTCATTACCGTCATACATGTATTGTATATCAAATGTATTTGGAACTCTCATTTTTCTACCTTGTCTGTTTCCACCAACAAACTCTGGTGCTGCATTTGCTCTAAATGCAAATATAATATTTCTTACTTCATCTGCTTCTCTTTTATTCTTAGGTAAAAACTTAAATTGAAATTGAAACTTTCTTTTGTTTAAACCTTTGAATGCTAATTCCATTCTATCAGCAACAATAGCACCTTGCGCTGCTTCGTATGCTTCTCTTGTTCCTTGTAAACCAGGTATTGCACCAACAGCTGCAGTTGCAGTCTTCATCATACCTTCACTTAATCCCTCACCTAATCTTGACATTGTTGAACCAATAACTTCGGCAGTTGCAGCGCCACCCATGATTTGTCCGTAGGCATCCATTGCTGCGGCAGCACCTGAACCAATTTCAGTATCAACATAATTAAACTGATTAATATAAGTTGCTTGTGGTGGCATGTATAAAGCGATTGCAGTATCTAATCTAACAGTTGGTGCTCTTTTTAGATATGCAGTTGAACCACCTGCCTTTTTAGGTTTAGGTGTTTTCTTTCTTTCACTTAATGCTTTTCTAAAACCAGGGTCAACAGCATTTAAATCTGCGTGTTGTTGATTTCCGTATCCATTTTTATTAACTTCTTTTACAGCAGTATCACCATTCATTCTTGTAATGTATTGAGGGATGTTTGCTTGTGATGCATTTTCAATAACTGAAGTCTCACCATCTTTTCTCTCACCAAATCTTAATTCTGCGTCTTGTTGTTCATTGATATAGAACATAACATAGTGTCCTTGATTACCTACACCAGGTCCACCTGTCACATCTAAAGGGAAAGAGAATATATTAGTTGGTTTGTTAAACTCAGCACTAGACTTAGACAATGGTCCACCTTGTCTATTCTTATCTTGCAAACCAAGTGTTTTACGCAAGATACCAGATACTTTCTTGATACCATACGATGCTGCTGTTGCTGTTGCTTGTGTTTTTAAACCTTTTATTATACTCATATATAAATATTCCTTGACTATTGTACTATTTATATGTTATAAAGGAGTTAATAATGACTTATAGTGGCAGATACATACCAAGTAATAGAGAAAAATATAAAGGCAACCCATTGAAGATAATTTATCGTTCTATGTGGGAAAGACGCCTAATGGATTATTGCGACAAAACAAAGAAGGTAATTGAGTGGGGAAGTGAAGAAATAGCAATACCTTACATATCACCTATTGATGGTAAGATACATAGATATTTTCCTGATTTTTATATGAAGGTAAAACAGAAAGATGGTTCAAACAAAAAATTTATTATTGAAGTAAAACCAAAATCACAACTTAAACCACCATCAAAAAATCCTAAAAGAAGAACAAGAAGATGGTTATCTGAGGTTCACACATACGCAGTAAATAGAGCAAAATTTAACTCTGCAACAGAATACTGTAAAGACAAAGGATTTGATTTTAAAATATTAACGGAAGATCATCTAGCACCCAATTATAAATAATAGTAGGATACAAATATGGCAGTTTCAAAATACATAAAGGCAGTACAAAAAGCGGCTGGGGGAAGACCTAGAAGCACAGAGTGGTATAGAGACAAGATTAAAGAGTTTGGAAAACCAGGCGCTTCACAGTTGATCAGAGACGGTAAAAGAAGAAGAACTGTATTGTTTGGTAAACTTCAAATGTTTGTCTATGACCCAAAGTTAAAAGCAAAACTACCTTACTATGATACATTTCCTTTAATACTTCCTATTGAAACATATAGCGATGGGTTCTTAGGAATTAATCTACACTATCTACCAGTACCTTTAAGGATTAGATTATTAGATACATTGATTGACTTCACAAATACAAAAGATTTAAATAAAAGAACTAAAATACAGACAAATTATAACCGACTAAAACGAGTAAGATTAATCAAGCCTACACTGAAGAGGTATCTAAATAGTAGGGTAAAAAGTGATTTTAGAATAATAGATGCTGACGAATGGACTATTGCAACACTATTGCCAGTGGCAAGATTTAGAAAAGCATCAACAAATGAAGTCTGGCGAGACTCAAGAAAGATGATATAAAATTATGAGTAAGGATAGAATAGACATATCAGAATCAACGGCAGTAAGTATGCCTATGAAAAACCTTTTGGCCATAATCGCAGCAGTATGCGTTGGGGTCTGGGCTTACTTTGGTGTGTTAGAGCGTATTACCATGTTAGAAACAAAAAGTACGCTAGCAGAAAAAGATTTAAATCAAGCAGTTGAAACAATAACTGCTGACTTAGATAAAAATACAGAATTTAGAATTAAATGGCCAAGAGGTGAAATGGGGTCATTACCTGCTGACTCAGAGCAATTCATGCTTATCGAGCACATTGCTGGTCAAGTAGAGGGAATACAAAAAAGTATGGAAGACATGATGAACAATGGCGTTAACATCAAAAGATTACAAGAGGATGTAAAAATTCTGCGTGATGATGTTGAAAAATTAAAAGACAGTAATAGAAATATTATCTATCAAAACGGAAACGGAAAAACTCAATGAAAAAAATAACAACACTTATATTTTTATTATTGTTTACCTCAAGTGTATTTGCACAAAAACTTTATGTTGGTGGTGAGAAGTATGAAAAAGATGGCGTTGTTGCATTGATATTACATTTAAATGGTAAGATGATTGAATGGGTCTATAAAGAAAACATAGGTCAATGTTTGAAATCAAAAAGAATAGCATCTAGAGAAGTTGGTGGTGAGAG